GGTATTATTGCACAGAACGGTGTAAAGGCGGCTAAGGCTTGGCAGAAAGAAAACGAAAGAGAAATGAGAGATTGGAGTATTCTCAATCCAAAGGCAATTAACTCTTACGGAGAGATTTCTGTCGTAAACAGAAACTATAGCGGATTTGATTCGTTGATTGACGCTATACGCAAGGATATTTCTGCTAAGTGTGGACTTCCTGAAAGTTTGCTTTTCTACTCTCAGAATAAAGGTATCTTTAACAAGAGCGAAGACGATGTTATGCTTAAACAGTCCGAAACAATCAGACTTATTCAGCAGATTGTTGCACCTTCTTTACAGAAACTTATTCCTATTTTGGCAATCTCATATTTTGGTTGTCGAGGAAAATCTGACTTGGAGAAATACAGAAGTATCAAAATTAGTTTTGATACACCAGTTGTTTCAAATCCTCAGAAGAAAGCAGATGTTGCTCTTAAAATGGCACAAGCAATTCAGTTGCTTTATGTTACAGGTTTTGATAAGGCAAGCGCTGTAAACATTGTATCTAAAGTTATTGGTGAAGTTGAAATGCCTACAGATGTTTCTACACTGTTTGCAAAAGAAGGTAGCAATACACAGCAGAACAAAGAGATTGAGAGCAACACAAATCCCGATGAACAGGGCGGAGCAAACAATGCGGGAGTTCCACAAGATACTGAAAAAGCAAGGATACCACAGTAATGAAAAAACACGCGGTAATTGCAAGAAGTGGTATTCAGTATTATCTTGATACCGAACTTCAAAACTTAATGCTTAAAGAAATCCCAAGAGAGTACAGAAACCAAAGAGTATTTTCTGTATACAGACCGTCTTTTGTTTTGGAAAATGCAAAAGATAAGTTTAAGAAAGCACCGATTAGAGTAGACCATAAGTGGGTTTATTCTGAACAAGACCCAGCTATCTTAGGTCATATCGCGGATGATATTTCGATTAAGAAACATAAGGGTGAAGTTGTTTTATGTGCATCTTTAGATATTGACGACTACAACGATTTGCCCGAATATAAAGAATTAAGTCCTGGCTATATGTCGGATAATAAATGGGCCCCGGGTATTGCACCTAATGGAGAGCCTTACGAGATACTTTGTACGGGTATTAATGAGATAAACCACCTTGCTATCGTTCATAGTGCGCGTGGTGGTAAAGATATGAAAATCTTAGACGGAGGAAAAAAAGTGGTACATTCTGGATTGATTAGAGCTATTAAAAAAAGATTACATGGAGTTTTTGATGGGAATGATACAAATTCTTTTGAAGGAGTTATTGACGAATTAACTACTTCGCTACAGAATATTGATGATGAGGGTATTAAAGCAAAAACTGCTTCATTAATTGGTTTCTGTGATGATTTACCGGACTCGGAAGAAAAAGAGAAGCTACTTAGATACATCGCGGACATCCCTCTACTCAAAGAAGAAGAAAGTGATGTAGCAAACGAAGCCTTAAATTGTATCAAAGAAACTTATCACGCATTAGATTCAGATGTTAATTCTGATGTAATGAATACAAACCCTAAAAAGGAGAATGAAAACATGGAAGAGGAAAATAAATCTGTTGAAGAACCTAAAAAGGATGAACTTCCACAGAGCGCACCTACTACCCCTTCTGCACCCGTAGCACCAACAGATGGCGCACCTACTACAACAGTAGCAGAGCCACAGAACGAACCAAGTGCTACTCCTAGTGTGGAAACAAAAAACGATGGTTGTGGCGGAGACGATGTTATGGCAAAACTTGCAGACACTCTCGACGCAATTAACAAAAAGCTCGATGCTGTTCTTGGTACAAAAAAAGACGAAGAACCAAAAGACGAACCAAAGGAAGAACCTAAAGAAGAGCCTACTTCTGAACCACAGAAAGACGAAGCTCCGGCAGAGCCAAGTGTTGATAAACCCGCAGGAATTGGAGACTCAATGCCATCACTTCCACAATACACACAGACACTTGAAACTATTAATAAAGGATATAACCTTGACGACGTATTTAATCGTCTAAAGGGAAGGAGATAACAATGCAGAGCACATTTGCTAATGGTCTTAGCGTTTCTTTCAAAGGAAAGGGCGTTACACCGGGTATGCCAGCCTATGTTGAAAATGGCGGAACTAGAACTATTGGTGGACAGATTTCTGTAAACAATGAAAATACAGCATACTTCGGTCATGCTTTGTTTGCAGTATCTACTGACCCTAATAACTTCTTTGTTGGAAATAAAGCAGTAACAATCGGTGGCTCTTCTGTAACACCTGACTTGTTCCGCGGTATTTTGCTTAATCGCCCAATGGTACGTGAACAGTTCCCTGGACATGCTGATTATGTATTTAATCAGTCTCCGGCAGATGCTTTCTATCAGGGCGCAATTTGGGTAAAACTTGCTGATACAACAGTAACAGTAGGTTCTTCTGTTTATTCAACAGATGAAGGTGAACTTACAACTACATCAACAAGCAATACTGACATTCACGCAAAGGTAAAAGAGTATGATGAAGACACAGGTCTTACACTTATTTACCTTGATGGACAGTTCTAAGGAGAAATGAAATGAAAATTATCGCAGGAAGAAATTGTGAAGGACTTGCTCAGAGAGCATACAACTTCATTAATTCACAGTCTGTGGATGCTCGAAGTCAGATGGCAGATATGGAACTTCATATCGGTTTGGCAAGCGACCCACAGTTCAAAGTGCCAGCACACGCAAAAGACGCTATTTTTGTTGGCGACTCTAACCACGTAGGAGAATTGCTTGCGTCTACAGAACTTCGTGCTAAATTCTCAAAAGACCCTAATTCAGTTGTACTTACTCCAAAATGGAACAGTGCAAAAAATAAATGGGATGAAGTAGCACGCCCTTCTTTTGTAGGCGACGCCGCACCAGATTATCTTTCGGCTCAGGCAGTTGCACCTTGGGCTCAGTCTACATTCGCAGACATTTTTGAACGCCCACTTCTTTATTCTCACGCAAGCGATCTTGTTAAACTTGAACAGGGTACAAATCCTTGGTGTGAAGTAATGAATCTCTATCTTGCAGATTATGCGGGTGGAGTAATGCAGGGTGGTTCACCAGACGGAAACCTTTCAAAAGATGTAATGTCTAAGAGTGGTTTCATGACTGCACCTGTAATCAATATGTTTGTTACATACACACTTACAATGGAAGAGTTGGAAGGTGCTAAAGTTGCAGGCGGAAATCCATTTGGTCAGAAACTTATTCAGGGCAAAATTAAATATGCTAACTACATGTTGCAGATGCTCACTGACTATCTGACATACTATGGAAATGATGAAACTAACACAGTAGGTTTGTTCAACGTAAACACAATTACATCAACCGCTAGTGGTGATGCACTTGCTGATATTTTGGCAGACAATACAAACACAAACAAAGGTTCTACTGCTTATCAGAAATTGTCTAAGATTGTTAATGATTTCTTCTCAACATCTTATAACAAGTTCGACCACATCAAGATTGGTATGTCTACTTACGCTTACAACCTTCTGTCGTCTATGCCATATAGCGACAACTACAACCCTAAATCTGTACTTGCTATCTTTAGCGAGAACTATATTGCGGGCGAAACAAAAGAAGGAAAAATCCCACGCGTTGAGTTCTATGCAGACCCACTTCTTGACGCAAGCACTGACTATAACCAGTCTGCTCATGACTATATGGTTATTACTGCTCCTGAGATTGGACTTGGACCGGAAGATACACGTAAGAACGTTATCTTACAGGGTATGCCACTCAAAGAGTTTGTTTACCCAGTAGTACCGGGACAGATTAACACACAGCACCGTATGCTCCGTCGTTATGCCGGAATCTACGCACCTGTAACAGAAAGTGTTAAGGTTATTTCGGGCTTTGGTAAGCGCGTATAAAAAAAAAGGGGTGGGAAACCACCCCGATATATTCTTATAGGAGAATGAAATGGCTAAAGAAGAAAAAGTAGTAAAATACGTTGTAAACACTAAAAATATGGCATTTGAGTTTGTAGGTGGAAAAATCCTTGAACGCAAAGGAATTATTCAGGTAAATGAAGAAGAACTTGAAGAACTTGAAAAAGACGATTTGTTTGTAGACTTGAAAAACCGCAAGGTAATTACTGTATCAAAAGTAAAGCCATCTGAGTTTCAGTCAAGTGGAGAAGTAATTGCAGATGCTCATGCTCGTATTGCAGAACTTGAAAAAGAAGTTGCAGAGCTTAAAGCAGAAGTGGAAAAATACAAGGCTCTCTGCAAGACAGAAGAAGAAGGACTTGATACAGAAGCTCCAAAAACAACAGCAAAGAAAGGTAATAAATAATGGCTCATGTTCCCGCTTTGGCATTTGTAAACTTTAAGTTTTCTCGATATATTCTTGATCTAAAAGAAGAAGAGTTTGAAGAAGCAAAAGACGCTGTTACTTCAATGTGGTACGGTGTTTTCGAGTTGTGGAGTCCACTTCCCGATGAAGTTAGAATGGCAAAAAGGGAACTTGTTTTTAATTATTTAATCATGTGGTATCTTGCCGATATGTTTCCTACACGTCTTTATGGCGGAATTATGGGAACGGGCGGATTACCACTGAACGGAAAAACAATCAAATCAGTAAATTTACAGTTTAGAAAACTTAATTTGCCGTCTGCTTATGAAGCATTGGGAACTAATCAGTTTGGTATAAAGGCGGCCGAAATGATACACTACGCCCCGGAAATGGGCGGTGTCTATGGGGCTTGACGAGTACAAAAGTAAAAAATTAAATAAGGAGGTCTGTCAAATGTCAGGTGTATACGGGTGAGTTCATAGGTTTCTTTCCCGAACTTTTTGAAGATTTCAAAATCTTTAAGCACGAAGACGACAGAATATCGGGATATAAACTTACGTTCGACAGAAAGATTCGAGCGATTAAACAGACATATAATGAAGCAGTAGATACCAAACGCTACAAGGAATTGCCTATTTTAGATATTGTTCAAAAATGGGCTTTTTGGTGTTATGAAAAACTTAATCTTGTAGACGAGTTCGTAGAAATAGATGGCGAGATTTACCGCCCAATGACTAATGCACAGTACAATCGAGAGGGTGGTTTTTGGGAATACACACTTGAAAAAGTTGTAGGGAATGACGGAACCAAAGAAGTTTCGCC